TGAAACGATTCAACTGTGGATGTTCAATGGGTGACGAGGGATTTGAACCCGCAACCAATGGATTAAGAGTCCACTGGCTGATCACGCAATATCAACGTTTCAGCCTCCGCAATCTGATTTCATAGTCATTTCATCTTCATCAACATTTTCCTCATTCGATTGTGATCTGAATGCATTGATATGAACATAATCTTCTGATTTTTGATGAAAGTCACAAAATGTATCCTCATCAATAATCTTTTCTTTGAAAGCCCAAGAAGTACAACAGATCATCTGAAGTTCAAAACATGAAGCAAACTCAAGATCACTTCCGTACTTATTCAAAACGAACCTGAATATTTCTTCACCGCGAACCAAAGTTTGAACAGGTGACTCATTGATTGCTTTGGTTATCAGAACCCAGTATTGATATTTTGGTGATGTTGAATACTGTCTCAACTTGTGAACGAAGTATTTCTGCCATAATTCAGATATCGTTATTTCAGACAATTTGGAGACTTCTGACATGGAATTTCGCTGAAAACTGCGATTCCATCATACTCCACAGACAAAAATAATACACCTCATGTTGACAAACTTCATACTCAGTGATGGAGAGATTTTCAGGAAACAGCGAAGTAAACAGCGAAGCAAGCACAAAACCAAATCGATCATCGAGAAGCAACAACAACTTCTCACTCAGTTCGACAATGAACTGAAGCAAGGAATGAGATCCGTTGTTGCTATCGAACAGACAAACTTGTATCTGACGATCAGCAATGCATTGTGGAACTTGTGGAACAGATCGTGGCAGTTGGGATTCGATCATGCTCTTGATGATGTGAAAGAGATCGGAAACCACAATCGAATCAAAAACAGATCATCATCATCTCGTTTCCAATCTGGTGATCTGATTACGTTCGCAAGAAAGAAGAAAATCACACGAGATCAGTTCAATGTGGAATTGGGAAGAATCGAAGCGGCAGATCAATCTGATCGTGATCAGTTGCAATCAATCGAGAGAATGAAACGCGGTAACACAGCAGATGAAGTTGATCGAGCATTCAGAAAAAAGGAACGACGACTTCCAACAAATGATGAACGACGACAATTTGTCTCCAAGATGATCGATCAGGAAAATGCAATTCGTGATCGGATCAGAGAACGAGAACAGGAACGAGCAACATTGACTAACGAGTTCATTCGATCCAATACACCTGGATCAAAGACCTCTGGATCACCACGATCAAAAAAACAGATCGAAAAACAGATCGAAAAACAGATTGATCTGAATCCAGAACAGAATGATGTGTCGCTTCCAAGAGTGAAGGTGAAACCGGCGAAACAACTTGCATCTGATATCAATGAAAGGAAAGCAGAACGTCTTTCACGTGAAAGAGAACTTTATGAACCGGTAGTCAGTCAGTCTGAACGACCAAAATACAAAGCAAACAAAACACTGCTCGATCAGAAAGAACAAACAAGACAAGATCGCGCCAGAGAAAAACAACTTCGTGATCAACAACGCAAACAGGAAGTCGATCAACGGAAAGAGGATCGACAACAAGCGAAAGCCCAACGATATCAACAACGTCGAAACGCATATAGACAACAACGAGCAAATCACAAGTATCCTGAATCTGGTGAGGAATTGGATCTGAATCTTCGTGCAAAAAACATCAAACAACGAGTTGAGGAACAAGAATCGAATCTGGATCAGATCTCATCTGAAGTTCCATTGCAGTCAACCAAGTTTGGTGAGAGTTATCTGAAATATCGGATCAACACAATTGCTGGTTTGCTGAATGGCAAGATCTCTGATGTTCCCCAGGACAAGATCGATGCATACAACCAACAACTGAAAGATCACCTGAAGAACAGAACGATTCAAGTCGAAAAAACAGATGCAACACTGGGAGAGAAACAGATTGGTCTTCAGAAATCAATTCCAGATTTTCTGAAAAGTACCAACATGAACAAAGACAAACTGTTGCTACAAAAGATTCGTGGATTGCTGAATTCACAGGATGATGCTCAATTCAAAAAGAAAGTTGAGAATCTGAGAACAAAGAAACAAGAACTTGAAAAATCTGCTGACAAAAGACCTGAACTTGAAAAACTGAAAAACAGAGAGAAATATTATCAATCACAATTGGAAGATGTACAAAAAACAAAAGAAGAAAAGGAAATAATCGAAGAAAGACTGAAGGAGCTTCGATCTCAAATCAAGAGATTCAGACGACAACCACAAGAACCAGTTTCACAGGTTGAGATTGAAGAACTACAAAGAAAGTTGCCTTCTCTGAGAAATGAATTTCAACGTTTGGACAAAATGAAATCAAAATCAAAACAAGAAAAAAGTAGGCAGACTCAAGTTGGACAACAGATTGGAGATATTGAAAACGAAATCGAAAGCATTCAACGACGACAACAACGACAAACAATACCAAAATCACGAATCAACCGAAATACACCGACAATTGCAAATCAAAACATCACAGACGAACTGACAGACGAACAAAAAGAACTGATCCGCGAAAGCAAACGTCATCAGACAGAAGTAATCAACAAATCACTTGCAAGACAAAACAAACCAATCATTGATCCAGATCGAATTGAGAAATTCACAATCAATGATCTCGATCAGGCAATCAAGTACTACGAATCGAAGAATGATGATTGGCGAGCAGCACATCGTATTGCTGCAACAGAATTGACTCATGCATACAATCTTGGTCGTGTGAGTCACTATCTTGATCACAATGTACAATACGTCAAATTCAACAACTCACTTGAACATGAGACTCGTGGTGCTGTTTGCAAACGATGTGAGGATCGAGCAACTGACAACAAACACGGATTGGGTCCTGGTGTGTACGAATTGAAGTTCTTGTTGCGAGATCCAACATTGATGCCAGCGTGTCATCCATATTGTGCTTGCTATCTGTCTCCGGTCAATGAAGATGATGTGAACAAAAAACTCGCAGCAGTTCATCATTCCATCTTTCACGACAATGTTGCGAAGTGGGCAGCAGGTGGTATTCTCGGCACAGCAATCATGACTGCAATGTTTCTGCAATCACGTGAACGCATCGGTGGATTTATTGAAGCTCATGAGATTCCAATTGTCGAACCACAAAGCATTGCTCAACAAGCTGGTCAAATGATCGCCGAGAAAGGAGTTGAAAAAGCAATACAAGCAGCCAAAGAACAAGGTGAAACACTTCTCCCAGTCGGAAAAGAAGAAGGAAACAGAACTTTGTTGCTACCTGCATCTCAGATATTGGATATCGCAACACAACAAGATCCACAATCGTTGCTTCCACTTCAGATACCAGAACGATTGAGTGTCGATGTTGATTACTCTGAAATGCAACGGCGGATCAGTGAATCAGTGAAACAGAAGATTGACATGCAAGTATCGAATACTGTTTCTGCTTCAGATCAGATCCAATCATTTGCTCGAAGTGTTAATCCACGACAACCTCAAGGTCTTGTTATTTCTGATCGAATCGAAACCATCAAACAAAATATTGCAAGATACAACAAATTCAGTGAAGCAACACCTCAAGCAAAAGAACGATTGTTGGAATCATATCTGGATGATACTCAAAAGTTGAACCAAGTGATCAATCAAATCGAAGACAACAACAGTCTTTTGATGTCACAACAACTTGCAATTCAAAACACAATCAATCAAACACGAGACAGTCTTCGTGATCAACTGAGTGATTTTGTGCTTCCAGACAATGTGACCTTGGATCAATTCATTGACAACTCACCACAGATGAGATCATTGTTTGATAGTTACGACGGAATCCAAAACACATTGCGTCAGAATATTGGAATGCAAAATGAAGATGGGTACTATCATGAACTGAAGTCACTTCAAAATGATCTGTTTGACACGAATCCTGAGTTGGTCAGCGAATATCTGAAAGACAAAAATATAGAAAGAAAAATCAGGAAACAATACTTTGCAAAAAACAAATCAGGTCAAAGTATGTTCATCAAAGTTGGAGACTATCAAAACAATCTGAAGAATGCTGAAAAGATTTTGAGATCTGAGAGTCCAATATCTCGCAAAAAATATCAAGAGATTTTTGATGATCTTGAACACATAAGCAAACGGATTGCTTCAGAAAACAAACGCATTTCATTGACGAATGTGAATCTTGATTTGCTTATGGTGAGAAATCCTTCACTCAAACGAACAGCAGCCCAATCTCGTGCTGCATATCTGTTCAGTTACAAATACGAAGATCTGGTGAATCTGCAAAGACAACTTCAATTCGTCACACAGTTGTTGTTGAGGAAACCGATTTCAAATTGAAATGACCACAATGTTTCATCTTTCACATTTTTCAACAATCAATCCAACTCTGAAACTTTTTTCACGCACAATTGGAGCCAAAGACAAACGGAAACGATCCAAAAAACTTCTGATTGGTGGTGGTGCTGTTGCTGGAGTTGGAGCATTGTCTGGTGCTGCCGCATACTTGCATCACAAGCAAAATCACAATCAACAAGTGTCAGAGACGAAAAAAGTACCAACTTCAGAAACTCATTTGGGAGTAATTGTTCCTGGCAACATTGCTCATCAATACAAAGATCGAACCCATCTGACAGGTGAAGAACTTCATCATGTGATTGATAATGCATTGTATTACAAGACGCATCATTCTCATGAATTGGAAAATCATGAAAAACAATTGGAATTCACAAATGAAGAAATTCCGAACAGGGAACGTGAAGTGTACATGAGAGTGAAACTACCAGACAGTGCAAAATCTGAAATTGCAAAGAAACTTCAAATACCGTATGTTCTGAAAAATCATATTGGTCAGAATACCAGACATGAAATCCAAAACATGAAAACAATGAGATATCTGACAACAAAAGGATTGAACTTCTTTCACAGAAATTGACACATTTTCATTTCATGTTCCAAACACCGATATTTCTTTCACACTTCTCAAGAACACTGGGAGCACACGATAAGCACAAACGAACAAAAAGATCACGAATACTTGAAAACAAATGGATCAAAGCAGGACTGGGAATTGGTTTGCTTGGAGCAGGAATTGGAAGTATTGCTTACATTGAATCAAAACAAAATGATCGAATGAGAACTGAGGCAGAACAAAGATTGAAAATGCTGACTGACAATTATCGACCAAATGGTGATATGGATGATTTGATCGGCGAAATCAGATCAAATCAACAAAAAGCAAGAGATTTACTTGACAATATTATCAATAGTGATGAAAAACAAAAAGAACAGAATATCGATGACAAACTTGCAAAAGATCGATCCAAATCAGCTGGAAGAAACAAAACATCTCCGTTGACACTTGATGATCCTGAATTTGACAAATCAATATCAGGCAAAGGACGAATCATTCCAAGATTGAAAAATCTGAATCGAATCAAACGCGGATCTGCTTCAACTTTGTTTCCTGGATTGGCTACAGATCTTCATGTAATTCAGAATCACAAGAAGTATGGATTGAGTCGGAATGAAAAGAATGCGTTGATCAAAAACGTGAAAAACAAACTGAATATTCTGAAGTTGAAAGGTCAATTCAGTCAACCAATTGTTGTCAAGTTCTCAAGAACATTGGGATCAAAAGATAAACACAAACGCAGAATCACAGCCAATCGCTTGTTTTTTGGTTCAGCAGTACTTGGAAGCAATCTTCCTTTTCTTGGAAAGGAAACTGCAAAAATTCTCTCAAAGAACAAAGCAAGAGAACTCAGTAGACTTCAATTGGAACAGATCAGAACTCGACTTGTTGATCAATCAAAAGCTGAACATACTGTTCATAGTCAGAAAGCATACGATGATTTTGCAACGGAGTATATGAGACAAGGATTTCCACCTGAACAAGCATTATATTGGGCACGTGAAGTACAAAGAAATTTCGATGACCTGACAGAACATGGAACGATCAATATTCCGCCAATCAATGAATCTGAAGTTGAAGCAGGAGCAAGACATTTCATTGAAAATCGTGGAATAATTGGGCACAGGATCGGACTTGGATTGGGAGCAGCAACAATTGCTTTGGGAAGTGTCGGATATACTCGTGATACACATTTGAAAAGAATCAAAAGCAAAGCTCAATTCAGCTTTCACCAACCGTTGTTGCTTTCACATTTCTCAAGACGACTTGGATCAAAAGACAAAGCAAAAAGAAAAGTACAAAATCGAGTTGCACTTAATCTGGCATCAGTACCAATTGCTCTTTCTGCTCCATCCATCGGAAGCAATATTGCGGAAGATATCAAACGACAACAGTTTGCAAAAAGAGGAATCACGGAATATCACAATAATGCACAACTTGCAGATGAAATGATTCGAGCGAAAGATTTGGGAAGCAAAAGTGGATTTGCTCTTGGCACTGCTGCACTTGGTGGAACTCAATTTCTAATGATTCGAGCATTGCAAGAAATGAAGAAAAACAAGAAGTCAAAAAGACAAGAAAACAAATCAAAACGTTGATCATGTTTCAACTCTCACACTTTTCACGCAAGATTGGATCGAAAGATAAACACAAAAGACTTCAATCCACCAGAAGACAAAAATTTCTCAAGGTCGCTGCAATCAGTCTTCCTGTTGCATTAACTGCTCCAATGATTGGTCAAGTCCTGGGGAAACGTGTAGCAACAATACCAAAACATCGAGAAGCAAAACAACTCATTGAACAGAGCAAACGTCAGGTATTTGAAGATGCATATCAAGAACTCGTTCGAGCAGGTGTTCCATTTGAACACGCTCATTATCATGCAACTCAAGCACAAAAAGAATACGAAAATGTTGCTGGAGATATTCTTCACCAAAGAATACTTGAACCTGACAATACTATGAGAACAAACAAATTCAGATTGGTTGGTGGTCTGATTGGTGGTGTTGTCGGTATTGGTACTCCATTGTTGGTACACAAACTGATGAAGACTCCAAAACAAAGCAAGAAATCATTACTTCAACAGGCAATGAAAGTACAACAACAAACACAGCAACGTTCATCTTCAATCAAACACAAATGATCTTTTTGTCTCAAATTGGAGATACTGATTTCAGCAAGAAAACGATCAATATCAAAGGATTTGTCAGAAACGGAAAACAAGTCAAACCTCATCAACGTCACATTGATTTGAAGTCTGCTGCACTTGGTGGTGTTGCTGGATTGGGTATTGCTGGTGCCGCTGGTGCTGGATTCTTGTTGGGAAAGAAATCATTGCCACAGACCAATTCATCTGAAATTCATGAAGCAATCAATCGACTTGCTGAAAAGATGGGAAATGGACATGAAGTATCTCCACCACCAAACATTCATGTCAATCCAAACATTTACATGGATCTGACTCCATTGAACAATCTGGTTGAAAAACTGAATCATCAGAAAAGTGGACTGACTGATGCAGATCGTGAAATGTTTCGTGATTTTCTGAGTCGGATTAATGAAAGACCAAATGTTACTTCACCTCCACAAGTTGTGTATGTGAATCATCCAGTAGCAAACACTGTTCCTGGTGAAATTTCTGCAAAACAAGTTGCTTCCAAAAAGAACACAACTTTGAAAAGTCTGAAAATTTCAACAGATGGTTTTGATGAAAAAATCAACAATTCAATTTTGAATCAAACTCCAACTGAAGGAATTGAAAACTTGTCCGATGAAGAGATTGATCATCACATCAAGAACATTGATTTGGAATACGATGAGTTTCAGAAAGGATTCATGGATCCCTACAACAAAGTTTCAAATCTCATCAAAAAGACAGAGGAAGCCAAACAGTTTTTTCCAAAAAGAAACAAATTGACTGACGAACAACAAAAAGAATTGTCTTCAACATACTACGGTGTTGAATCAAAGAAAGCATCATTTATTCAATCAAACAATGATGAATATTTGAAAAAAGTTGGAGAGATCAACAAAGCAAGAAGAGAATTGAATTTGAAAGATTTGACATCAAATCAATCATCAAAAGGATCATCACTTCCTCAATACAAGATGTATGAAAAAGAAGATGAGGATCTGTTCAAAAACACATTGAATCGAATCAGAAATCATACAAACAAACTCAGCGAAACCAGAAGTTCTTTCATTCGAGAAAGAAAACGAAGAGAAGATCTTGGAAAAGCAACAGGTTCTGTCAAAGAGAAAATGACACAAGAAGTGAGAAAAGCAAGAACACAACAACTGTTTGATGCTATTGATGCTTCTGGAGAAGGATATCCTTTCATTGATGACAAAGGTAGATTGCAGGCTGAAGTTTTTGAAAATGAGAAAGGTGAATTTGTTCCAAGATCAAAATATTCTGATTTGAAAGATGCAATCAGAAGGAAACATTCATATCAAGATACACCTGCATACCGAGCAGAAGCAGAAGAATTTGATCGACAATTCTTTTCCATACATCGAAAACGCAAAGCAACTACTCAGGAAAGGCATCGTTTGATCAAAGAAGCATTGCCGTACATCCAATGGAAAACATCAGGACAAGTCAAAAGTGACTCGCTTCTTGAATCATTCTGTTCACTTCCAAATTCCCCATTCATGCTCAGTCAATTCTCCAGAACAACCGGAGCCAAAGACAAACACAAGCGAAAGTCAAATCATCTTTTGAGAAATGTCGGTATTGGTGCTGCTGTCGGTGCTGGACTTGGTACTGGAGCATTTCTGTTGAGAAAGCATCCTGTGGCTGATGTTCTTGATCCTAGAGATGCAATAAACGATCTTGTTCATCCAAAGAGTGAAGAAGAAATTGCAGAGGAAACAACAAATGACTTTCACAATCTGTTTGCGAAACTCAAACGTGAGCAAGAATTGAAAACAAAACTCGATAAAGTCAATAGACGACAACATGGAGGAAAAATCAAACGTAAACAATCAAAAGTCAATCAACCAGATGAAAAGAAACACGGAGCAGACTATTCACAACACAATGATCTGATTCGTTTCTGTAATCGAAATCGTTTTGTTTCTTTCATGTCTAGCTTCTGATGAACAAATCTCATGTCAAAGGATATTTGAGAAAAGGCAGATCGATCCGAGAGTATGACCGAAACAATTCAAAGAAGGGAAGCAAAACAAAATCACTTCTGATCGGTGCAGGAACTATTGCATCATTGACAGCACTTGGACTGGGTGGACACAAGATCCTTCAGTCGAACAAACCGAAGAATGTCAGTTCTCTTGTTCCATTCAATCCGAAATTCGCTCAGAAACAAATCAAACGAGGATTCTTCAATTCACTCAAGAAATCAATCATTGACTATCCTGAAACACAGAAAGAGTTGGAACTGATGATGACAAAGAAACATGGAACAAACACTCGCAACTTGAATTCAGAAATCAAACAATTCAAGTTCAATTTGAAAACAAGTCAGAATCCAATCAAGTCATTGATGAGTGTTAGTCCAATGACCAGAGAATACGTGATGAAACAATCACGGATCATTGATAATGATTTTCGAGACAATGTGTTCAATGATTTCTTTGAAAACAGAACTGCAACTGGAGACAAAGCAAAACGAAGTGCAGATCGAGTTCTGTATTCGATTCAAAAAGCAATGCGAGATCCAAATATCTCGAAAGCAGAACGTGAAGCATATCGAGCAAAAGAAAGATTGTACATGATGAAAGCATCAAACTTTGATGTGATTCCCAAACTCAAAGAACTTGGATTCGATGAACAGGATATTGAGGAACTGAGAATCAAACATCAAAGAAACGTTTTCTGATCCATCACAAATATATGATTACAAACAAATCACGTACAGCAGAGTTTCGCAAACTGGGAGCAAAAGACAAACATAAACGAAAAGAGCGAAAACATGGTATCGGTCAGAAACTTCTGAGAGCAGGATTGATTGTCGGTGGAATTGGTTTGATGGTGAATAGTGCTGCGGAAACTCATGGTAATGAAGGGTTGCAAAAAATGTCTGTCACGTTGATGACAAATGCTCCATCACAAAGACAATATCGCAAGAATATTCAGGAAACTTGGAAAACATTGACTCCAATTCAAAAACACTTTTTCGGAAAAAGACTTCATGAGCTTGATCACATTGAAAAATATCCGAAGTTATTTGAACAAATTCAGCTTTCAACACCAAATATCACACACGATCAACTGAAGAAACAATCCAAACAAATCAAATTGAATCTGAGAAAGGGATTTCTTGAAGCAGAAGGTTTTGATAATTCAATCAATTCTCAAAGAGCAGCAATGAAGCACTCAAGAAGTGGTGATCTTGAAAAGAACTCACCAGAACAACGAAAGAGAATAGTTGACAAAATCAAATTAACACGGAAAGAATCAAACTTGCGTACACGAATGCACAATGCAGTTGGAAAATATCTGCCAACTTATGTACCAACAAAAACAAATATATTTCAGAAAATTGGCAACAAAATCAAGTCAAGATTCAGAGGTAAAAAGTCAGTACACATCAACACAAATACTCAATACCCACAACTCAAGGGATTTTCATCAATGTTTTTTCTGTCTCATTTCAATACTTCTTCTGCTGCTGAGTTCAACCGTACAATAGGCGCAAAAGACAAACACAAACGTCATCACAAAGATGATTTGGGGTTCTTTGGTGACAAGAAAGACAAACAAGGCAAGAAGACAGTCACAATGCGTGAACCCGTGTTGAAACGAGCATTGATTGGCGCTGGTGTTGGCACGTTACCCGGTGCTGCTTTGGTTGCTCCTTCTGCATTTGAATATGTAAGGCACCATCTAAGACACCCAAGTGATATTCAATATTTGGCAAAAGGAATTGGAAGTGTAACTGTTCCAGGGGCAATACTCGGTGCTGGGATTGGTGCTGCTTCAGGATATTTGAAATACAGATCCCGTCGCAATGATTTGAAGAAATACAAATTGCGACCAGAAAACAAGAAATCAACATTCTCAAGTGCAAATGTTGCTGAATTTCGGAAGATCGGCGCAAAAGACAAAATGAAACGAAAAAGCAAACACGGATCAACTTCATTTCTTGGACAAGGATTGGCTGGTGCTGCTATTGGTGGATTGATTGGTGTTGGTGGTTCAGCATATCAACAAATCAAATTGAATGATTCTGGAATGGAACAAAATTACAAAAAATTGCATGAATATTTGAAAGATCCTTCATTGACTGATGAAGAAAGAGAATATGGTCAAAACAAAATTCGTTCACTTGACAAACAATTTGAACCTTTCATCAAAAATGGAAGATTGATTAGAACAGAGGAAGGATTGATTAAACCAAACTTGTTGAGAATACATGGTGAAAACATCGGACAAGGAATTGCACTTGGTGCTGCCGGTGCATTGACTGGCAAATTGATTCGAGATCAATTGAACAAAAACAAGAAAAGCGACAGCAACAAACGAAAACGTTGATCAACTTGATTTTCAGATCAACTTCAGATGTTTGATCGATGGATCGATTGCTTTTGTATGACGATGAAACATCTTGGGATTTGTTTTGTCTCTTGTCACAAGTAATGAATCAATCAGATGATTGTATCCAATGTCATCTTGTTTTTCTGTATCGACAAATGTCGCATTTCTTGGAAAAGTTGGTTTCACTAACAAGTCATGCTTGTTCAACAAATTCAATGAACTTGAAGCATCATGCATTTTGTTATCAAAGTTTCCAATTGTGACTGTGTCAGCATGGATTCCTTTTTGTTTCAAAATGTGTTGAATATCCTGAACAATCTGACCACCTGCACTGATTCCGATTAACTTGATCTGTTTGTCAGGATTCTTTTTCGCCCAACTGAAAACAATTTGTGCTTGTCGAATTGATTCTTCATTCTGTCCTTTCGCAATTGCAGTCAATGTTGGTTTTGGAAGTGCTGTGAAATATCTGAAGTTTTGTTGAAGTCTGCTTCCTTCTTGAAACCATTCAAATGGTCGATCCAATGACCAGTTGTGTTTCATCACAAGAAATTCTGTTTTGTTTGCGTGTTCAGTTCCCAGTGTTTTTTTGATTGCTTTGTTCAATGTCGATGCTTCGTTGATATTTCCTCCTTCTTTTGCAAAACCACCAAACGTGAACACAATATTCTGTTTCGCATCACTCAATTTCTCACCAACATTTGGATCGGCGGTCATCTTTTGTGCTGCAACATCCAGATTGTGAATGAAACGTTTTCTCAAGAGAAGATATGTTGCTACACTTGTTCCGATTACTCCTGCTGCAACTGAAGCACCAATCACTGCTTTTTTGACTGCTGAAGAGTTTTTGTTCTTGTTCTTGTTTCTTCGATCAAACGCTCTGACAGTTTTTCCTTTGCGTTGAAAACTCCGAACATGAACTTGAGGCATGAATATCGGATTATTTGGTGAAATCGGACAAAAAGAAAACGATTGGTTTTTCAAGAGCTTCTGCAAATTGAATCAACTTCTCAATGTCAATGTTGCGAATCTGTCCTTGTTCGTATCTTGAAACAATTGATTGATTGCAGAACAACGGTTCAGAAAGTTGTCGCTGACTCCATTCTTTTTCAAGTCTCGCTTCACGAATCTTTTCACCGATTCGTTGACGAATGAATTTGGATTTGTTGATATTCACAGAATGCATTGATTTGAGTTGTTTTGAAATTTCATTTGTACACTGATTATCAGACTTGCTTCAAGTCAATTCAATCATGCAAAAAATTGTTTTCTTCGACGGAGGATTTCTTCAATCTGATTTTTCTTTTGAAGATGACGTTGTTGTCACTGGAGGTTTGATACTTGTTGAAGGAACTCATCGTGACAGCAATCGCAAGGTTCATACGTTTTCCAAAGAAAGACTTCAAGAGATCGCCAGAAACAGCAATACATTGTTCGATGAAGGTCAAACAATTCCACTTTTGGACAATCACACAAAGACCACAGCAGCAACACTCGGAGCAGTTGAAGCTCCATTTCGTTTGGAAGTGATCACAGAAGACAATCTACCAAATAAACGAGCAAAACATCTGCTTGGAAAGTTGGGTTTGTTTGCTGATCAGGTTGTTGTGAAATCAAGTGACGCAATTGAGAAAGTGAAACGGAACATAGTCAAAACTGTTTCACCTGGTTTGGACATCGTTTCAAATATGATTCGTGAATTGTCGCTTACTCCAACACCAGCAATTGCAGGATTGTCTTTGTATAGTGGTGAAGTTGATCCAGATCAACAACCACGACTTCCAGGACAAACAGGATCTCCAACATTGACATTTGACGATCTCGAACAATCAAATGATGACTTGGAACAGGTTCAATTGCAATATCAAGATCTCTGTGACAAGTTGTGGATGATCTTGATGTGTATTTTTGATTGTGATCAAGATCAAATGGAAATCAACAAAGAAGAATTGATCATGAAAGCATTGAGTGATTGGGGAGATCGTGTTCTGAATCTGATTGGAATGTCACAAGATGATCAGATTCAAGAAGATAGCAATGATCCACGTTTGATGCAACGACAAGGTGGAAATCCGAATCTCGGACCATCCGGTTATGCTGCTCAAGTTCAACAGCAACAAAGTCCATTCAAACAAACAAACTACAGCAAAAATCAAGTTCCGCTTGCTGTGTTTTCAATTGCCGAAATGGAAGCAGCCGAATTTGGTATTGGTGAACAAATTGGCAAGATCGGCGAACATATTGGAGAACACGTTGGTCGTGCTCGTGAACAAGTTGGTCGTGTTTGGAAAGGTGCAAAACATGATGTGGAATCTTCAATCAATGTCGGAAAGAAATCACGTGACAAAATATCCAATCGTTTGAGCAATACAGCACATCGAAATTATAACAATGCTCGAATGAAATCAATCATTGAAGGAAAAGAACTCGAACCAAGACTCATGCCAAAAGATGTTGATAAAAAAGCAGGTGTCCCAAGAAAAGCAACAATGCATGGTGTGAGAAAGGGAGCAAAACATCTGATGAAGACAAACACAGGCAAGATCGGCGCTGGTGTTCTTGGTGTAGCTGGTGCTGGTGCCGTTGGACTCGGAGCGTATCATGCATTGAAACCAAAGAAAGATCAACGATTGGCTCAGTACAGATGAGTCGAAAACCATATCAATAATCAAATACTTCTGATGGCTTACCCTCTGAATGCATGGAGCATTGAAGAATACGAAAGACTGACAAGTGGAGTTTCACCTCGTGCTGAATTCCGCAAACCTGGAGCAAAAGACAAAAAGAAACGCAAGTCTCACATGGGTCTTGGTGCAAAAATCGGTATCGGTGCTGGTGGAGTTGCTGGCGCTGGTGCATTGAGTGCTGGTATCAGATATGGTGGTGCTGAACTTTCAACTCGTCGATCAGCGAAAAAACTTGAATCTCCAAGCTACAAAGGATCTCGTTCTGAGATGTTGAGAGATGACATTCAATCCAGATCTGGTGGTGCTCGTGGTGCTGCTGAACGTGACGTTGAATCAGTGAAGAAGTTGGCATCTGAACTACCACAAAAAGCAAATCGTTTGGGTCAAACCACCTCTGAACTTGCTGGAAAAGCCTGGTCACATCCCGCAGGAAAAATTGGTGCTGGTGTTGCTGCTCTTGGTGCTGTTGGTGGTGCTGGATATGCTGGCTACCGTGCACTGAATGGTGGGAAGAAAAAGCGAAGCAAATAACGGTGAAGCAAATAATACTATTCTCATCATGACGAAACGTGATCTTCTTGTCTCAATTCTCGACAAAATCAAATTTCACCTCAGCCGAATTCAAGAGGGGTCGAAAACTTGGTTCAAAAAATCGAATACACAAACCAAAAAACCAACAACTGAACACAAACCCATATCAACACAGCTTGGTGAATGACGCTGCAATTGGATCTGGTATCGGATATGCACTTGGAAGGTCTGGGGACATCATCAGAAAGTCAAACAATCATGCACTTGAAGCTGCCGGACTTCTTGGTGGATTGGCAACAGGAACAACTCTTGGTGTGATTGCAAGACACCTGAACAAACGAACTTCAAATCAATCAAAAACAAATCGATGAATCTTGAACAAATTCTCGCAAGAGAAGCAAAACTTCTGAGTGATACATCAGCAAATTTTCAATTGATGTATGAGAACGGTCAAATCACGGAACAAGAATTGAATGCTTGTTTCAGTCGAATTCGTGCAGAACACAATGAACGTGTGGCTGATATTCTTGGTGTTGAAGAAGAAGACTCTCTTGCTGAATTCAGTGTTGGAAATCAATTTGGTGCTGCATTGTTGGAAATTGGTGCTGACGAATATTTCGATGGTGAAGAATATGATATCGAAGGATTGTGTCATGAAATTGCCGATCTGACTGATAACGAACCAGAAGATATTTTGGCAGTACTCACAGGTGAAATCGTTCCGACTGATGAATTTGTGTTGTCACTTGCTGATCAAATTGGTCTTGATGAATCAACCACTGATCAACTTCTGATTTTGGGAATTGATGCTCGTGGTGAAAGTATTGATGATTATCTGACTGGAGATGAAGACGAAACTGAATATGACAGTGATGAACAAGAAGATGAAGCATCCTACAGTGCATATTCTCCAGCAAACGCAGAAATTGCTCGACTGAAACAAGAGATGGCTGAATTCAAAGCATCAAATGCAGTGAATGATCGTTTGTCTCAAATCGAAACTGAACTGTGGGAATTGGTTGACAATCAACAGATTCCACCTTTCATTGCTGACTTCATGATGGGTCAATTCAATAATGACTCTGAACGATTTGCTGCTTTCAGTCAAATGTGTCAACGAAATGGAGTTGATGGTGTATCTCAATTGCACGGAATGGAAATTGCGCTTTCGATTCTGAAACAACTTCCTGTTGTGAATTTCGGATATATGTACGAGCCAGAACTGACTGAGGAAGAACTCAGAGAGGAACAACATTTTGAAGACAAAGCATCTCAAATTGCCAAATCAATGTTGGCAAACAACACTCTCATCGCACCAGTGTAATCAATGGCAAACGTCGTTCGTTCTACAATTTTCGCAATTGATCCTCCCGTTTTTGGAACAGTATCGTCTCATGATCACGTACCAAGTCAAAGTGTGAGTGTCAGCAGTGCCCAACTCAGTATGAATTCTTCAGGAACAATTGCGGTTGATGCAGGTCTTTTTGTCGGCTTGGATATTTCAAGCAATATGCGTTTCTTACCAAGAGCAAAATTGCTGACCAATATCGCCACAAGCACAAACATCATCACAGTGACTGTTCCGTATGTGTTCATTCCTGGTGATGTTCTGTATTTGGTTGAGCCATACACTGTTCTGGCTATCACAGCAGCAGCAACATCAAGCACTGTTTCGATCACTGTCCAAGGTGTGACTGTCAGTGTCACTTCCACGGATGGAACAGTTGCAACCACAGGTACTTTGCTTTCCACCGCAATCAATGCAAGTATCGGTCTTTCTCCTTTTGTGTACGCTTTGGATGATGGTGTTGGTAATGTGTACATCTTCTCCAAGGATGGGAAGACTGAGTACGCAATCAGCAAAGCTGGAACTGCAACTTCTGCATTGAGCAGCACAACTATTGCCCCAAACAATACAGCATTTGGCACAATCTCTGGATACAACTACGCCAATGGACAGATCACGTTGACTGCGAATGCTGCTTTTGCTTTGCCAGCGAATGCGAATATTGGTGTTCAGATGCAGTATATCTACGGTCTGTCGAATCATTCTTTCGACTTCAGTTTGTATCCAACGTACATCATTGAGTTGTATACAGAAAGTCCAGCCGTTCGTATCCAACATCTGCCACATTTTGATGGCAACATCCGCGATATTTTCAAAGGTCGCATGACTTTCGACTACAGATTTTAATAGTTATTTCACGTTTCACTTTTCTACCTGATCTCACATGGCATTCATTGCGAATTTCTTGACAGAGAAACTGCAAGCGAAGATCGCAGAAAAACTGGTTGATGAAACCACCTTCCGACGTATTCAGAGATCGGGCATTCTTGAAAAGTATTTGCCAATTCAGACTTTCAACACAGCAGATTTCGTCTACTACATCACTGAAACCATCAGTCCAATTGCAACCGTTCGTGCAATGGGTGGTCCAGTTCCAACAACTGGATACGGTGGATTCAACAAGATGACCGTTGATGCTCTGAACATTGCAAAAGGGTACATATTTGATACTCGGATGCAAGATCAGATGCAAAAAATCATGACTGAAGCACTGTACAAAGGTGTTGATGTTGTGAGCGGTGTTGATCCTTCCACTGGACGATTTGAATCATTGAATGATGCTTTGGTCAACTACTTGTTCGGTACTGTCAAAGGTATTGTTGATGGGATCATGGACAAGTATCTGCAAATGGGTTGGGAAGTATTGAGCTACGGATCAACCAGCACTTCATCAGACCCATTGACCAAAGTTTCGTACAACTTGAACTTCCGTCAGCAGAATGAACCTTGGGATGCATTGTTGTTCCCCGCAGATTTGACTGATACCGGAAACACAACCACTCCATATCTGAACAAGTGGACTGATTACGTGAACGCTGACGGCATTGAAACCATGCAGCAATTGGTGTTGAACTACACCGAACTGAATGGTTACAGACCAGATGCTGTTGCCATGAGCCAACGTTCTGTGATCCATCTCCGAAATCAACAATCTACAATCGTTCGTGCTCGTCAAGCAGCAGGATTAGCACAAGTTGGTTCTGTTGGTATTGATATGCTACAGAACATTTTGGCACTGAACGAACTGCCTCCTATTGTGCAAGTGAACGAGTTGTACGACGTTGAATCAACTCTTCCTCAAGAAAGCACGTACACATATTCTCCATTCGTGACCAGAGCACGATTCTTGCCAGAGAACCGAATTGTGTTCTTGAAAGAAGGTGCTGGATCAATTGCGATGGGTAGTACCGTCGAAATGAAAAATGTGAAGGAAGATGACGGACGTGTCAGCAATGAGAATTCCAGTATCATGGTACGTGTGTATGAGAAGTCAAAGATACCAATGGTGGACGAAATGTACGGATTATCGTACGGGTGTCCAATTGTGGCATCACCTAGACGTTTAATGGCACAAACTGTGTGGTAATTACGTAGACAAATTTGTCAATTGTCTTGATTTGTCGTTGATTTTGTGAAAAGTTTTGAATTTGTGTGTTATGATATATACATTGTTCAGCAGCAAAAAGAAGAAGAAAATGTACCATATCTACTGCATCAAAAATTCGATCAACGACAAATTATACATTGGACAAACCACAAAATCTCTTGAGAAAAGATTTTCACGTCATTGTCGCGCAAAAAATACTGTCATATCTCAAGCAATCAATAAACATGGATCTTCAAATTTTCAAATTGTCAGTTTGTATTCATCAGACAAATTAAGTCGTGAAGATCTCAACAAACTTGAAGAGACATTCATTACAGCATTTGAAAGTGTTTCTCCAAATGGTTACAACTTGACTTGTATTCCATCAAGTCCCACTTCTGTCAAAAATTATGACCGAAAAGAAGAACTGATTGAAGTGTATGAACAGATCAAAAATTGGGACAACTTGAGTTTTGAAACAAAAGAACAAATCGTTCAAAAGATCATCTAGACTGAATTCAGTGAAGAATCATTGGGATACAGAACAACTGAAGCACTCCGAGAACAAGCGAACAAATTGTGGAGTGATGAAAATTACAAAAAAGAAATGATCCGGAAACTTGAGGCTGGAAAAACACCAGAATCTGAAGCACAACGAGCTTTCAGTCTCGCAAAATCAAACGGAAGATACCTTCTCACAAGTCCAGATGGAATTGAATTTTGTACATACGGATTGATTCATCTTGCTCCAGAACTTGATCCTTCAGGTCTGATTCGTGTTGCAAGAAACATCACCAATCAACACAAAGGATGGAAATGTCGTAGTCTCGAAGATGATTATGTGGTCAAAGAAAGAAGATATGCAATGGATCGAGTCAAGTATGAAGTCTGGAATGATGAATTGAAGATCTTCTTTTGTTGCTACGGAATTGGTGAAGCTGCAAGATTGACAGGATGCAATGAAAAATCACTTCACAGTCTGAGTAGTCCAAATTCGGAAAGATTCGGCAAAACACATCGTGGTTGGAGAGTGAAACAAGTTGAATTGGATGTGCTGCCAGATTTCAAATATCTTCCATTTGCAACACACTACCAATTGACTTCACCAGAAGGTATTGAGATCTGTATCTACGGAATGGATCATGTCAAGGATCAGTTCAATTTGAACTCAAACGATCTGTATCCACTTGTCAATCCAAGAAACAGAAGATTCGGGAAAAAGTTGCACGGATGGTCTTGTGTGAAACTTGATATCACACCTGAAGAACAGATTGAAGTTGATCGCTTGGTCAAAGAGCGTGAAGCAAACAACATTGTGAGTATAAAACAGGGAAATATCAAAAAGTCATTCAACTTGAGCAAGAAATACTTGGTAACAGATCCTGATGGTATACAGATGTGTTGCATTGGACTTGTTCATTTGAAAGAACAATACAACATCGATCCATCTGGCATGATGAAAGTCGCAAATGGAAAACTCAAAGCAGTCAAAGGATGGAAATGTTCACACCTGGAAATGTTCACACGTCAATGATATGAATGAAAACTCAATCCAAGAGAACTGATCAAAAAGATTCAAGCAATCAAGTCAAGCGTCAGCAACAAATTCTCAGAACAGCGAAAGGTTCTGTACTGATCGGATCTGGTGTTTCTGGTGGAATCGGAGCAGTCAGATCAGGACTTCCCAGAGCACTCGGAGCCAGACTTGAACAACATGGAACAAGTCGCAAAGCAGCAAAAAACATCATCAAAGAAGGATATCTTGATCCTGGTTACGGTGGTGCTGAAGGTGGAGTAACCAAATCGATGATGCTGCCAAAAGAGTTTCTCGAACGAGCCAAAGGATACAGTTTCATCAGTGGCAAGAATTCAGATCATCCGTTTCATTCAGAACGAAATTTCTTGAGTCCACTTGCAGATGTTGTCAGCAGAAAGATCCAAGTCGCAGGATACAAGGGTTCAAAAGCAGGAAAAATTAAACAGTTTCATTTGGATCTTGGAAGACATTTCATTGGTGGAATACTTGCTTTGCCGATGAAAGCACTTGAGACGGTATCAAAGAACATGACTCTTGAGAATTACGAAAAAACATTGCATCAGATGGCACAAGCAGGTGATCGTCATGCAATCAGAATACTTGAACTTGCCAAAACAAATCCAAGAGTTTTGAAGAAAAATTTCATCTCAGAAAAGAAATACTTGATGGAAGCGAGAGCAGCGTACAGATCTTTCAAAAAACAATCATTCAACGACAAAGGCAGAGTCAAACGCATCCGAAATGTTCAGAAGAGAATCATCAAATTGATGAATGAGAAAAATTCAAACGGAACAAGTTTACATGATGATTACAAAAAATGGAGAAATGAATATGGATTGAAACCAGGAGAAACATTTCATCAAAGAAAATATATTGAACATTCAAGAGAAAAAGAAAAGATATACTCGAAAAAATTAAGCAGAAAGGATGACTTTGATCAGTTCCTTTCAGAACAAACGGCATTTGAACCAGATCATTTGAAAGGTTTGAGTCGTGATCAACTCAAACAAAAAGCCAAAATTGCATCCAGAGTTCAAAAACTGAAAAGTGCATTGAATCAACAACTTCGTATACAAGAGAAAGCAAAAGAAATCGGACTTTCTGGTGCTTGGACAGCAAAAATTGCCACATCACCACCACTTGGTATGCTTGGAGTAGGTAAGACACTGTACATCCCAGGAACAGACGAATATTTCAACTCTGACAGATTCAAATACGATCCTGATGATCCGTTTGGTAATCCACTGAAAATGCAGCAGAGCATGACATCTGAAAAAGGTGGATTCGGTGGGAACGCTCTCAAAACCAAAGAGAAAGTTCGTGCATTCGGTGACAGATTCAGCGCCACAAAATATTTGATTGAGAAAGAAGGAGAAGGAAATCTTGTTCGCGGAGCAAAGAAACTGATTGCAGCAAATCCAAAACGAGCACTCGCTGGTTTGGCGATCTTGGGAATTGGAGGAGCAAGTTCAGCACTTTTGATCAACAAAGGAATCAAATTGTTGAAAGGAGGTGGCGATCAAAAACAGCAACGCAAGTCACATCAACAACAAATCAAAGTCAAGAGTAGTTCTCGCAAAGGGAAATTGATCAAAGGATATACTCGCAAGAATCCATTTTTCAAATTCAGTGTTTCACCTCTTGCAATATTCAAAAAGAAACTTCCAAAACTCGGAACAGGAAAACGGTTCAGCAATCTCACCAAATCACTTGAGAAGAATGGACATGATGCTGATTCTGCAAGACGAATCGCGGCATCAATTGGAAGAAAAAAGTATGGAAACAGAATGAACAAATTCGCAAACAGAAATCGAAGAAGTTGACGATCAAACACATGAAACACAAATGAATCCATTTGCAAATCTGTTCAGGAGGAAGGCAGCATCAATATCGACAAAAACAGCAAGACCATTTCTGAATCAAGCAAAGAGTTTCGGTGAACATCTTGGTCAACAAAAAAGATTGGAAGGTGTAATGATTGCTCCACGAAAACTACCAACTCAGACAAGTCCAACTCGAATACCGAAACCAAAGAAACCAAGTTTTGGTTCTGTGAATCGAAAACAAGATCCATTTCTTGCTTCAGAACGAAGAAACAAAATGCAGAATGCGTTCAAGTCGAAGGCACCTGCAACACCAACTGTGACTGGACGACGCAGAACAAGATCAAGTGCAGTGAGCAACGTGAGCAAAGCGAACAATTCATATCGTGCAACCACACCACGAACCAGAATGAGATCAAGTGCTCTTGAGAGACGTGGATCTTTTGCACTTGGAACAGTTGGTCATCGTTTGTCAACCGGCGTAAACACTTTGAAACCGAGGAGAATCTGATGACATTGATCACAAGACAATCACTTGCAGATCGATACAATACTTTCTTTGGCGCACAGAAAACACCACTTCAGTTGACAACTCAAGATGTGTCGATCACTTTGCAATTGCTTCAAGTTGATGCAATCACAAACAGCACCGTCAGCAACTTCTTCAATGCGATTGTCACAGCGCCAAACACAATTGGAATTGGAACATCATGGAAACTTTTGGCATTTGATTTTGATGTGAATTCACAGATCAATGTGACTTCATTGGGATTATTTTCAAGTGGAAGTGCAAGTTCTGTTCCATCAGGTGAAAGTATTCGAGTTCAGATCTTCCAACGCACAAGTTCAGACAGTGATATACTGCAATCGAACACCGCGATTGCTGATCTGTTTTTCACTTCGAGTAGTACAGTGACATTGTTCAGTGGATTTTTGTATCAGTCATTGACTCCAGTCACCTTGAATCCAGGAAGTTTCACTTGTGTTGCTTCAGGATTTGGATCTGGTTTCAGTTATGGAAGCAATCAACTTGGAAATCAAGTCATCCAAGACACAGGAAATGGATTGATTACATTCAGAGAAAGTCGTCAATCAAATGTGATTGGACCAGCAGCAAACTTCATTGGATCTCGCATCGAAAGCACATTCAAAACACAATTTCTCGCAGGATCATTTCAATTTTCTGGAACGTGAAACTATTTTCTGTGACGTGAAACAATAAACTATATTTCGTTTCTTTCTTTTCTGATCAATCATGTCAATCACCAAATCAATCAATCGTCCCAAACTCAACGGAACACTTGCTGAAAACATTGTTTGGAGTGCTCAATTGAATGAAGTAGATTCTGGTGGATATTTTGCAATTGATCTGATTGCCACTGTGACTTTGGATGCAGGTGGAACAGCATCAAAAACAGTTTTCAGACATGAACTTACTCCACAACTGGTGAACACAATCGCATATTTCACCAACAATACAATCGCTTTCCCTGGAACAGCAACAAACTATGCAACAGGCGGAGTTACACCACCAGACAGTCAAGGAACAGTTGGCGTGACTTCTGTTGACATGAATGTATTCTTGGCTGCTGCCGGTGATGCTCAGAAGAATACCTGATCTCTGATTCATTTCGTTCACTTCATTCACTTTTTCTTCACATGACTATTGTTCCAAATACCAAGATTGATACCACACAGAAATATCAAGTGATGGCTGATTTCTACGATCAACGTGGAAACAAATTCTTCCCACGTCAAGAAGGATGGATCGGCGATTCTCTTTCTCACTTGAACACAAAGATTCTGAACAACCCACGATATATTCTTCCATTGGCAGAAACAAAATGGAACGGTACAACTCCTATCAAAGTGAATTTGACTGCACCTCCTGCGAATCAATCACCAGCGGCAATACCAATAGCACAGCCAGCACCAGCACCAGTAGCAACAGCACCGATATCGTCAACAGCACAGGCAGTGCCAACTCCAACTGTGACAGAAACGCCAGTACAAGTGACTCCAGCACCAGCTACACCAGTAGCGTCAACTCCGGTTGTTCCACCTGTCACTCAAACACCAGTACTGCAAACTCCAGTAGTGCAAACTCCAGTCGTAGCTGCACCGACTCCTGATGCTCCAGTATCAACTCCAGCAACAGCAGCGCCAGCACCAACAAATACTACTGCTCCCACTGTCAGCAAATAACCTCAAAATCAAGAGGTGATCGTTTTGTTTTTTCTTTCTCATTTTCAAACTGAGGTAGAGTTCTCCAGACATCGTGGAGCAAAGGACAAACATCGTCGAAAGAAGAAACACGTGTACTCTCACGTGAACGATGCCAACAGAAAATCAGCAAATGCAAGATTGCCAATTCAAACTGCTCAAAAGGTTTGGAGCACCGGCAATCACACAAGCAGAGAAATCAGATCGTGGTTGAGAATGGCAAATCATGTTGGTAGATTCGCAAAGGTATTTCCATGAACGAAAAATACACTCCACTGTATTGCAGCAAAGAAGCAATTGCTCTGAAGTTACGTGGAAGACTCAACATCAAACCAGACAGATTCCAAAACGCACCGTATTCACGGGAACAACCGAATGTTGATGTTGATGATCGTCTGGTGAATTTGCTGATCGAACAAGAAGAAGGAAAGTTGAGTTACATCTTGGGTCAGATATACCAGATGCCATTGCTCAACAAGCATCCGATCTTGGAAGAAATCACAGAATCATTGGTCATCTCGGAACTGATGAAAATTCACTACCAGGGTCAAGGATACATTGGTGTTGGTGGAGATCTCGCTGGACTGGGCAACGATCTGAAGATGAACGCAATGGGACTGATTCAGATGATCACCGCAGGTCATCAGATCTTCATTCCTGGATTTCCGGCACTCTCGACGATGCCAGGACAGCCACCACCAAAACCAGTGTTTCTTCCCGGTGAAGCATTGTTGGAGAATTTTATCAGTAATGACACATTGAGCAGAGTGTATACCTACGTTCGGAAGAAAGATGATTTGATAGACAATCCACACAACTTTCACACAACATTCAGACACGTGTACTTGAATGGATTTGGACACAGATCGCGGATCGAAAATCTGAATGAAATTGTTGACAACTTGAGGGATTGATCATGCCATTTGGTGCTTCATCTTCGAGTTTGGATCAATTAGTTGAGTTCTTCAATGGTGCGGCACAAAAACTTGAACATCTTCCACAAGAGTTGTCACAGTTGCAAACAAGTTTTCCAGTCAAACCAAGAATGATCATTGAATTGGGCGAAGATCTGTTTCTGGGAAACAATTCATCACAGCAACAAAGTCAGAGTCAGAATATTCAGTCAACACAGAATCAAGATCAAGATACTGATGATCAGAATTCAGTAGTCAACGGAGCAAACAACAAAACTCAATTGGATATCATCGGACAGAATGTTGCAAGCAGTTCAACACAGTATGTTTTCTCCAATAACGGATATTGAAATTGATCTTCATGAACGAACAACAATCACAATCCAATTTGATCAATCTGATCTTCGCAGAAAACACTGTTACGAACGACTTGACATCAAGTCTTGTGACTGATCCAGATCTGATTCAGATTGGATTGTATGTTCAAGATCAACTCAATCAGAGAATGCCACTTCAGCAATACAATATCAGAACATTCAGATTGTTCGAGGCATTGAATGTTCCACTGCAAGACACACCAACAATGGTTGTTCGTCGAAGGTACACGAGACACAATTCACAGAACAACAAAGGACGTGATGAATTGATGTTTGATTTCTTCTTGTCACATCCAGTTCTGTATCAGTTACCAGGTGTTGCTTCGTGGTTGGATCGAACAATGACAGAAATCACAAGTTTTGCAAGACAAGATCGCGGGTTGTTTTTTCTTCTTGAAACAAGATCCGCCAATTTCAAAATATCGTATCAAGATATCAACAGACAGATTGTTTGCTTTTTTTCCTATTCAATTATGTTGTTGAAAGATACGACACCAATGTTTGTTTCTGGAGCAAATTGATCTGATCGAAAACAGATAGTTCTGTTTCACTTTTGTTTCATCACATGACTGCATCAACAATCGCTCAATTCAATGAGACTTTCAAAGGTGTATCTGAAATCAAATTGCAAAGATTGTCAGACAACGCGATTCTGCAACTGCCAATTCCAGCAAGTTTCATGATCGATAACCAGATTGAACAACGTCAACAAGTTGGTCGAGATGGTCAAGGTCTGAAAGTTCGTACAGGATCATATCCAATCGGTAAGATGCCAATCATCAAATTGGTATATTCGTATATGCAACCAGAGTTGTTGCAATTCAAGATCGGCAATGAATTCGCCACCACAACTGATGAAATTTCAGTGATCAAGACATATCGAATCACACAGAACACATATCCTGCAATCACAAACAACACTCAACTTGGATATGGTGTGACTCAAGATCAAAGTAGTCAAGCAGCAATCAAACGCAATTCTGTTTCTGTTCAGTTGACACAACAACCATTCAACACATTCGATCCAACAATTGAAGATAGTTTTGCTGTTGGTGCTGCAATGGCTGTGAAGTTTTCCAATAACCTTGTCTCTGAAGTTGACATTTGCACAATTATCACACAAGAAAGTGCTTCGATTCTGTCTCTGTCAGATAATCCAGTTGAAGAATATCAACTGTTGGCTTTGACTGTCACCACTTTGAATCAGATCGTGAACGTGAAAGTTTTCAGTTGCTTTCCTTCTTTTGATGGCAGTACAATTGATTTCTCTGGTGGAGCAGAAAGCATCGAAATTCCATTGTTTGTGAATCATATTGAAGGAAACTGCATCGACTACGATATCATTTGGACAGGGCAATACGTTAACTGTTGATCAAGATGACAAACACTTTTGACATTCAAATCAAAAAGGAAGATGGATCTGTTGGGAGAACGATCAAAATCAAACGAGTAGTCCGAAGCAAACTCAAAGATTTGGTTATGCTTCAACAAGATCTGATCAGTGAAATGGTCAAGAGTATCGATATGAAACAGATGACTGTGAGCATGGGAGAATTACTTGCTGATGACAATGTTTGGGACAAAGTGACTCAAGTTGCAAAAATGTTCAACGTTGTTGGTGATGAAAAGTTTGATGTCAATGAGATTGAAGAAGATTGGCAACAGATTGGTCAGATATTCTTCAGTGAAAGTTGTGATGGAGATGGAGTGATTCGCACAACAGATGAAGGTTTGTTTGCTCCGTCACGAATCGCGACGCTTCATCAACTCAACTATTTCAACAAATTGGTGGAGTTGATACTGGAGTTTCAGAGCAATCTGAAAAACAGATTTCCACAGATGATCGAAGCGGTACAAGCGAAGCAAACAGAGGCGAAGCAAGCAGAAGCAAGCGTGACATAACACCAGTTTCAGGAGATGTCGAAATTGCAGAACTTGCAGCATTGATTGAAATATACAAGTCAGTCGATGCTGCTTTTCTGCTGCGTGATAATCTTGATCACGTTCAAATATCAGATTTGATCAAAGAAACAGTGGATTTGAGACAAGATCCGAAAATCAAAAAACAGAAAGAAGTCGAAGACGACTGGAAACGATTCAAACAGACAGAGAAATTCAAGGAAGAATTCACATTGCCAGATGGTACAAAGACTTCAATTTCAGATCTGATGTCATTCGACAAAATGAAAATCAGACAGAACCAGAATTCAACTACTTGATCGATTTTCTCTTCACCTTCAAAAATTCATGTCAGATCAAAATCTCACTCAACAGAATGTGGTTGTCTCGTTTGAAGGTGAAGACAATCTTTCTCGTGTCGTTGATAATATTTCCGAAAAGGTCAACAACTTGTGGTCGAAAGTTGGATACACAAATCTTGCATTGTCAGCATTTGGCAAATCATTCAAAGAAGGAAATGAAAGTATTGCTCAATTTGCTGAGACTGTTGCCAAATTGGATGAAAGTTTGACTTCAACTGTTACTGTACTGGCAATTGCCAAAGCTGGAGCCACTATTGCAGATGGCTTCAACAAAGCAACTGCTGAATTCACAGGATTCACCAACGGAGTCAAAGCATTTGTTGCAGCAGGTTTCAATCGTGATCTTGTTGATAGTTTTGCTGCTCTCTCCAGTGCAATCTTGGGTGATCAAAATGCACTGGAAAGTTTCAGTCTCCAAGCACTGACTGCTTTCAATCGATATTCCAAAGCACAGACAGAAGTAGCTGTACTGTTCAATCAGGGAGATCCGTTTGTGAAAAATCTCTCTGGTCAGATTCAAGGTCTTGTGAATGGGGAGCTTCAGAATTCAGTCACAAGTATCGATGCACTTCGAGCTTCCTACCAAGCAGCATCGGCATTGTTCTTGAGTACAGGTGAAAATTCACAAGTGATGGCAGCAGGTCTGAAACTTGCAAAAGCTGGTGGAGCAGATACTTCAGCAACGATGAAAGTGTTGACTCAGACACTTCGTGCTTACAACATGGAGGCATCAGATAGCAACAAAGTGGCAGCAGTACTCAACAAAACAGTGCAGTTGGGTATCACAACAATGCCTGAACTATCGAATGGTTTTGCTTCAGTTGCAGTTACGGCGAAAGCTGCGGGAGTCAAACTTGAAGACATGGCGAGTGCTTTGGCTGCTCTGACATTGAAAGGAACTGATACTCCAAGTGCGATGACTGGATTGGATGCTTTGTTTCGCACAATCATCAGCAAAACACCAGAAGCAGTTGAAGCTCTGTCTGAATTGACAGACAAAGATGGCAATCGAATCAGATTTGATATTGCAGAAGTCAGAACCAAGGGACTCACAAAAGCAGTGCAGGATCTGTATCGTGCTGCAAATGGAAATCCCACAGTGATTCGTCAGATCATTGGAGAAAGCACAGCGTTCAATGCATTCCTGACTCTGGCAGCAAACAATGCTCACCAATTGGAATCCAACAGTAAACAAATGCATGAGTTGGTCAAAACTGGTGAAGCTGCACGTCATGCATTGGACGAAGTATTTGGAATCAAACTGAATACTCAAGGTGAGAAGTTTGAACAAATAGTGAACCGAATCACAGAATCATTCATTCAATTTGGTGAGTTGCTTGCTCCATTCTTCGACAAAGGAATTGGAGTATTTGAGCATTTTGTTTCAGCGTTGACATCAATGCCACCTTGGTTGAAAGAAACAGCAGCAAATATGTTGATCTTCCAATTGTCAATGCAACAAGTGACAAATGGAATTGGCGTTTTGGTCGGTACTGTATTCAAGTTGGTTGGAATATTTGCAAGTTGGCGGATCATGACATTGTTGTTCAGTGGTGAATTGCTGAATCAAGTCAATGTTGTCACGGGACTGATCAAAATCAATGCTGGTTGGATGACTGTATTGAAACAAATCATTGGGTTGGATCAATCACGTTTGTTGGTTGAAAAGACTGGAATCGCTACAACACTCAGTCGAACAGAGATCTTGAAGAAGTTATTCAAAGGAGAAGGAGATCGATTTGAGTTATTGAAACAATTGATCGGATTGGACAAAGAATACATCACTGGCGAACAAAGTGGACTGACAATATTGGAACAAAGACAAAAAGCATTGGATTTGATTGTGAATCGTGACAGTTTGGTATTGAAAGCAGAAAAAGAACTCAATGCAGCACGACAAGAACAAAGTATGTTGATGAGTGAATTGCAAGACAAATACAAAATTCAGAATGGTCTGAAAGCTGAAGAAATTGCAATCAATGAATCATTGACGAAAGCAGAAATTGAACTGGCAGAAGCAAATGCTGTTGGAAATCAAGCAAATATTAAAACACTTGAACAAGAAGTTCAATCACTCAGAAACAAACAGATCTTCAACAAAAGATCACAACTTGATCTTGAACCGGATGTTTCAAAATTGGAAAACAAAATTGAAAAGAGTAATTTTGATGTTCATGCTCAACAAACACATTTGAATGAAACAAAATCTGAAGCCGCAGATCGATATTCATCTGTGATTGAAAGAAACATTCAGATTCAAACACTTGAAGCAGAAGCAGTTCAAAAAACAACTGAAGCAGACAATCTCAGAACAGAAGCGTTGATCTTGAGACAGCGAGCAACAACAGAAACAACAATCGCCACAAAACTTCTGGCTGAAGCAGATGAAAAAGAAGCAATTGCAATTGGACTGAGTACGGAAGCACAAACATTGAACAACCGAGCCACAGAATTGTCATCAGCGGCGAAAACTGAAGCAGCTGCTGCTGCTACCGCTCAAGCAATTGCAGAAGGTCGATTGATTGAAGTGAATACTTTGCTTGGAAAACAATTGGTTGCAAACAATGCATTGACAAGGTTGTTGTTCAAAGATTTGACACTACCAACTTTCAACTGGTCAGGTATTCTCGACGGATTGAAAAACTTTGGAGCGACAGCAGCAGCTTTGTTTGCAAATCTCGGCAGAATGATTCTCCCATTGTTTGAAGGAATTGGTGTTGCAATCGAAGGAATTGTTGCTTCACTTGGTTTGTGGTTGGCTCCATTGATTGCTGTTGTGGCATTGGGAGCAATAATCTACGACCAATTTTTTGGAACGTCTGCTCAGATCAGAAAGATGAATGAATCTTTGGCAGAAATCAACAAACAACAAAAAGAACAGATTGATTCATTGAAAACACTGGATGAATATCATGACGTGAGATCCAAGATGTTGGAGAAAGAAAAAACAGACATTCAATACATTCATGGATCGTGGGACAGTGTTGGAAATGCAATTGATTCGCTTGGAAAGAAAATTGGTTCTGTATTTGGAACTTCAAAGAAACTCATCTCTGACACTTTCGCGGTCACAGGAATAGACAAATTTGGAGACATTTTGAAATCGCTTTTCAATTCGAGTTATCTTGATTCAATTATCAAACCTCTCAAAGATGGACTGAATGGAATATTCAATGGCAGTTGGATGAAGATTATTCAGTACGACCAATACGCTGACACATTCAACGAAATCAACAGAACATTGGACAAAACAGAAGACAAGATCAATACAATTCATTCACTCAATAGCAAGATGAAACAAGGATTGAGTGGCAATGATGATATTGACAAACTGTTCAAATCAGGAAATAGTATTGACATTGATACTGCACAGAAAATCAAAACACAATATGAGTTTGACAACAAAGTCATTGATACTCAGATTTCAACCAATCAAAAACGATTGGATGTTCTGAATGACAGACTGAAGAATTTCGATGCTTCCAAAGCAAGTGATGCTGATAAACAATTAGCGGATGAACGTGACAATTTGCAAGCATCAACAAAAGAATTGTCTGATCAGTTGGATCAGAGAAAGCAAATGACAGACAACTTTTTCAACAACTACATCCAGAACTACAACGTCGCAATCAAACGAGTCAATGAGAACAATCTGAATCCAAACGACGTTCAAACGAATACATTGAGATCAGACATGGAAGGATCTGTCAATGCGATCCAAACTCGGTTGAAGAAGATGTACCGCACTTCCAATGATGATCTTCAGGACTTTGCTAAACAGTTTGTTGCAACAATTGACGGAACAGGAACGTATCTTGACAAGAATGGAAAAAAACAGAAGATCGATATCACGAAAATGGCGGATTACGTTCAGACATTCGACAGAAATGTTCAAACCAGTGTTTCCAGTATTGATGATCTGTACAAAGGGAATTACATCAAAGCAGATGATGCAAAAAGCAAGATCTTGAACTTGTTGGATGGAATAGTCACTGGTGTTGATGGTAAAGCTCACAAGATGGCTTCCTTGCTCGATCCAAATACAATGATCGATTTGGTGAACAAAGCAATCGAATATTCTGGACAAGGTGTGAATCTGATCATTGAGAAAAAACAAAACATGATCGATATCAACAAAGCAATGGAAGAATCGATGTTGCAATCAACAATCGCAACAAACAAAAAGATCCGCCAATTGCAAATCGATGAAATTGCAGCACAAGTGAGTTACGCTGAGAATCAATACAAAACAATGCAAGGTCGAGCTTCCACAGAACAATTGGAAGCACAAATGAGAAAGATCAATCTGTTGCGAGCACAGTTGAATGCCGAGGAAGTGCAAGATCGAATCAAGACAATCGATGAACTTGCAGAACGTGAGATCAAACGAATTCAAAACACAAGTGAATTTCGTCAACTTGGATTCAAGAAAGAGGAAGATGCTATTGCTCATGAATCAGATCTGTTGGACGAACAGATCAAATTGATCGAGAGCAGAAACAAATTGATGAATGCTTCAGTTGAAGCTCAAATTGCAGGATATCAGAATCAACTTCGTCTGACAGCCGACATTGAAGATCGAGCAGAACTGCAATTGAAGATCACAAAAGATCAAGCAGCACTCAAAGAACAACAGGCAGTCCAAGAACTGAAAACATTTGAACTTCAACAACGTGGAATTGAGTTGGGTCTGGAAAGAAAACAAATTGAATTGGATATTGCAGTCATCAAAAACAGAGCAGATGCAGCAGAACTTGCACAACAATTGATTGAAGCAAAACAAGAGAAGTTCAAACCTGAAGAACTGAAAGCAGTTCAACTCAAGATCGCCGCCAACAAAGAAGAAAGCAAAGTGTTGGGACTTTCATCTGAGTTACTCCAAAAACAAAAACAAGATCAAATCGAACTGACAAATAATGCTCGACAAGAGTTGATCGTGAAACAGAATATCACTCGTGAAGGGAACAAGATTGATATTGAACTTGCACAACGAAACAGAATATTGGCAGTGATTGAAAAACAAGCGGACATTGCCAAAGTCAACGCTCAAATTGCAGAAGAAAATGGAAACAAACAGATCACTCAAATCGAATTCATCAACAAGTTGTTCCAGGAACGAACAGATTTAATCACAAAACAAAAAGAACTGAATGATACTCAAAACAGTGCAATGCAAAATCTGTACAAGATCGGACAAGATCTTGCATTGACAGACTATCAGAAACGGATATTTGCAAGAGATGCCGCAAAACAAGAATTGTTGGCACTGCAAAAACGACAAGAGATTGAGCAAAAGATTCTGGATATTCAGATCCAAAGCAACAGATTGGCATTGGAAAAAGAAAAGATTGAACAGGCGGTTTCCAAATTGAAACTTGCTGCTGAAGTCAAAACTCAAGAAGCAGAAACAGAGAAAACACTTCTTGATCCAACCAAGACCAAAGAAGAAAAACAAGCATCACTGGCTACATTGGATGCAAAACGATTTGAGTTGACAGCAAAACAAATGGAAGATGTGTTGATTGCTGACAAAGAGAAAATGTTGGGATTCGATGAACAAGTCGAAAGATACAAGTTGAACGTCACACAACAAACTGATCTGCAAAACAAAGAAGCAGATTTTGCAAAAAGTCAATTTGGTAGTGCTGGAAAGCAAGCAATACTCAATGCAATTGAACGAAACTTGCAAACAAATGAAGAATACAATTGGGGATTCGATATCAATACTGCAAGATACGGAAAAGAATTCTCAGTCCCAGTTGCACCAAACTTCAAAGTTCCACAATTGGGATCAAATGATATCATGCAGAAGATATTGGATCAGACGAACAATTTTCAGATGCCATTCAATTCTGATTTGCTTTCTCAACAGACTCAGATTCAAACGCCAACATTGGGTTTCAACACAGTCAGTCCAACACAAGCAAGACAGATCAAAAACACGAATCACGAACAGAAATCAAAACAACCAACACAAATCATTGTTCACTTCGATAACAAGAATGAGATCACAGTGAACGGAACTGATGGAACCAAAGACTTTGGCAAGAAACTGATGGATGCTTCAGTGATGACGACACAGACACTGTACGACTTGATCCGCAGAACAAATATCGAACTTGGTAACGAATGATGAAACTTCAACAAATTTTCAAAACTAACACAGTAATTGCTTTCGATGAAATCGCAAATGACAGTGAACTCAGCAAACAAGTTCAGATCAGATTGATTGCTTTGAAATTGCTTGCTCCTCCTGCTGATGGAGTATTCGGTGAAGCAAGTCTGTCTGCTCTCAAACAATTTCAATCAGATACGAATTGCAATGAAGATGGAATTGGAACTCGTACTGCTGAGAAGTTGATTGAAACAAAAGAAGTGGAAACCACTGTTGATACAAATGAAACAGACAACGTTCCTGAAGCGGCGATCATATTAATCAAAGAATTTGAAGGATTGTTCTTGAAAGCGTATGTCGATCCACTCAGCGGAGGAAAACCAATCACAATTGGATATGGTTGTACTCGCAAACTGGATGGATCTGAATGGGAACTCGGCGAAAGCATCACAGAAGATGAAGCAAACCAACTTCTCGCTCATCAACTGCAACATTCGTACATTCCATCATTGAGCAAGATTCCATGTTGGGAAAAACTCACAGACAATCAGAAATCGGCATTGATCAGTTTTGGGTACAATCTCGGAGCAGATTTTTTCGGTAATCCAAACTTCAGCACAATGACTCGTGTATTGCGTGAAGAATTGTGGAATGAAATTGAACACGCTTTCTTGTTGTACTGCAATCCAGGAACATCAGTTCATGAAGGATTGTTGCGTCGTCGGAAACGTGAAGCACAATTGTTTCTTTCTGATGTGAAATGAAAATCGGGACATCGAAGATATCGGGACAAGCAAAGCTATCGGGACTGTCAGGATCGAACTGACGACCACCTGTTCCCAAAACAGGTATGCTACCGCTGCACCAAGTCCCGTGAAACTAGTCCCGTGAAACTGTTTGACCAAACTGGCTTAATGAAGTATAACAGAAAAGGAGTATTCAAATGAAAAACATTCGGATACTCCTAACAGTGATGGGAAAACCTTTTGCGTTTGTTTCTGACGGACACTTCAAGTATCGAACACCGATCTAGACTTGAAATGTCTTTCTCATTTCAATATTTTCAATACTTTCTTCCAGATATCACTTTTTCCAAACACATTTGAAGAATCGGAAACGTGTGTGGTTCGTATACGTTCATCGAACTCCAACGAGATTTGCTTTTCTTGGGATTGCGAAATCTGCATTTGATCAGATCTTGCTTCGTGATTGATTTCACCGCCTCAGCCGTCATCCGAGCGAAAGCACAATACTTTGGATAACTCAATTTCACGCCAACCGAATCCAACCAATCACGAATATTCATGGCAACTTCGTCTGGATGTGGAACGTAATCTCCCTCAATGATCTCGTCAATGAGATTACGAGCACCAGGCATGAATGTTGCTGTATGCGATTTCAACTTTCCAAATGCTTCGAGTTCTTCGTTTGTGTGTTTGAGTTTGTTGACAAGTCCCCAGAGTTCTTGTGTCATTGCTTCAATTGGCATCCGATCCACGAATCCAGTCTGACGTTTGATGAATTCATGCATACCGAACTGAGCAAATCGATTGTATGCGTCGAGAGCTTGAGCTTTGACATCTTCTGATACCCGTGTGCTTTCAAATGCGTAGTAGTGGATAACCGCAGTGCAAACAGCAGATGGGATGATCTTTGCACCATTATCAGCTTCAAGTCCCCAGGCAAAACACGCTCCAGCAAAGGGTTTCAGACAATTTGGTATGTCTGTGGTCCCCAGGGTAGATACATTGACGTTATCAAGCAACTTCATTATTGCTTTGTGATCAACACCGATGAACCGGGCAATCCCACGAATACTCATTCCAGTCTGTCTGCCATCATTTGATACATAGTACTCAATTCCATCACAGACAATCGGATTGACTTTTTGAATTTCAGACATGATATTTCTCCAAGAAAAGGTTTGTTTCACTTGTTGTTTCGACACAAAAATGGACCTTGCAATAACAACAGAAAATGCAAGGTCCATGAAAGCCGATGAAATTTGATTATGCAGCGGGTGCAGAAGTACCAGTGTTTGCTGGAGCAACAGTCTCTTGCGCTACAGAATCAGTATTACCACTTCCACCAACAGGAGTAGTAACATCAGGAGCTACGCTTGGAGCTACTACAGTATTGCTGGCAGGTGCAGAAACAACAGCAGGTACAGACGTACTGGCTGGTTCAGCAATGGAAGCCACTACCGGAGTAGCTGGTGTTGAAGTCACAGTTTCTGGTGTAGTTACAGCAACTACTGGAGCAGATACAGGAGCAGGTTCAACTATCGGAGCTACTACCGGAGCAGTCACTGGTTCAACTGGTGCTGGTGCAACGGAAGCAGTAGTATCAGAACTTTGACCAGTCGGCTCAGTTGCTTGACTTGCTACCGATGGAGTAGTTTGTGCTTGACTTGCTTGATATTGAGTCAAAGCATCAATATCAGCAGAAACAGATTGACCAAGTTCGTCAATTCCATCTTCGATTTCAGAACCAACTTCGCCGGTGATTTCTTCAATCACATCTTCAAGTTGTTCGATCTTGTCGCCAAGTTCGCTCAGTTTTTGTTTGATACCCATGATTTGTTCCTTGTTGTATTCGTGTTGATCGTGAATTGATTGTTTCAATGACAAGATGTTTACTTGATTTTCGAAAACAATATCAAGTATCTCGTCGATCCGATCATCTTGTTCTGAGTTCTCGTTGAACTCAAAAAAGTATTGTGCCATGATTGAAATGTTGACTGTCAGGTGATATCGATATCACTCCAATCAAAAACATGATAGCATGAACATTTCATTTTGAAACGCATTCATGTTTGTTGTGAATGAAATGTGGGAGATGGGAATTGAACCCAATGTTTTCAGGGTATGAGCCTGACGTGAACCGTTTCACTCCTCCCATGTGAAATGATATCACAATCAGATCGATTCGTACAACTCAAAACCAATTCATCAACCATCTTGTGAAAGATGGAAGTGATTCGTATGATTCAATCTCCTCATTCACTTGTTTCAGCAGTTCGGAGACTCTCTGTATTTGTTCTTCATATTTTTTGTTCAGACGTTTGAAATAGTTCAATGCCGATTCTTTTCTGACAGAATCATGATCCAATTCCAATTCTACAACTTTCATGTCCCATTCATTCTGACTAATCCGATCTCGGTATTCTGCAATTAAATTTTTGAGATCGTTTCTCCAATACCAATAACTTTGATATTGATTCAAATTTCCAATCATGATGTTTCTCTCATTGATTTGTCGAAAGAATCAGAAAGCAATTCTTACAGTATCTCATGATACTTCTGCTTCCAATTGTTTGTTCCATTCATCGAATATCAAACCAGCAATCAAATCAAGATCTCTTTCTGACCGAAGATCATATTCACGTTGGAAAGCAACCAAATCTTCAATAATGTCAGGAATCAGATCTGTTTTCAATTCTTGGATATATTGTTCACGTTCATCTTGTTCTGTTTGTGGTATTGGAATGGAATCAAGAACACGATCAATTTCGGCAATCAGATTTTGGAATCTTTCACCGGAAACAACATGATATCCGAATTGACTTTCAACAATCAATGAATTTGATTTCTTGATTTCTTGAAGACGAGAAACAATTGTACTCAAATCTTCTGATTCAAGAATGATCTGATAGTTCTCAAATTGAATTGTTACTTGAAAAGTGTTTGCCATGATCCTGTGATCTGTTTTTGTTGATTGTTGTACCATTCAATCATAATCCAATTCTTGGTTCAATGTCATTTTCAACTTCATTCACAAATAATCCAATTCGTTCTCTTTTGTTTCTGTGTCCGACAGCAATCACAACACAATTCAGTATTCCATCTGAAAAACTCACAACAGACACATCTGGTAATTCATATCTGATTATTCCAGTTGACAAGAATGACTACAAACGAAGCACCACAGACAAAACAACTTTGGTTGACACATATCAATCACCATTTGTTTCACCAAAGATTGTTCGTGTTGGATTCAGTGCAACAGTGCAAGATGAATCATGGAACGTTCGTCAATGTTTGGAATTTCTCGCAATATCAAGTATCTCCACAGGATACAATGTGTTCACTCCAGTCACAGTCTTGGATTTCTGTCGTCCAGAAGTGACAGATGGAGAATACACAACTCGACAAGGAATACTCAATTTGTCAGACGGAACTGGTATTTCTGGAATTGCAGGACAAGAATACACAACAGCATACGAAATCAACTTTTCAGAATTGAATCGTCGTTTGATTATGTGAAGCCACATTCAACAAGTTCTTCAACTTCATCACTCAACAACAAGATCGCGCAATTGTTTCTTTCGTATTTGCACAACAAAAGTTTCACTTCACTTGTTTGCTTGTCAGTTTGAATGATTGACTGTTCAATGATCGTTTCATCTTGATATCTGGATCTGATCAATTGATGAAGAAACTCAGATTCCCACATTTCTTCAATTGGATTTCCATTTTCATCTCTCTTCAATATACGTTCACGATCAATCATGATTCATGTTCACGGTCAATAATTCAGGACTTCCAACAACAGCAGATCAATATTTTGCAAGTCAGACTTCAGCATCAATTGCAGTATTTGAACCAAGTACTTCCTTGACAGGTACTCCCTCAATTGCAAATCTGTTCTCAAACACGATAACAGTTCAAACCACTGTCACTCAAACTTCATCAACGGTTTTCACTGCAACAATTCCAAGCGCAGTGAACACAGTGAACAGTTCTCCTTTGATCATTGTGACACCAATTGGAACTTTCACACCAGCAGTTGATCCAACAAATCCTCAACCTGGTGAATTTGTCATTGTTGTGAATGAAGTCAGTTTGATTTCAAATCAGACTGTTACAGCCATCACACTTGTTTTTCCCCAACAAAGCAATACTCTTTTTGCTTCAGGTGTGTCTGGTCTTGACGGATTGAATGTGTTTGGCAATATCAGCATCACAGACAACTTTGAAGATCATCCTTCTGCAACAATGAATCTGGCGGCGAAACAGAAAGATCTGAGCAATTTGAGATCAAGATTCCAAAATGGCGCGATTGTGAATCTTTGTGGATTTGCTTTGATTGTTCAGAGCTATCAAGAACAAATTGATAATTTTTCTGATGCAGCGTTCGTGACAATCAGTCTTCGTGGTAGATGGATCATTCCAATCAATCTTCCAGTTCCATTGCTTGTTTCACCAACTCCAAGCAGCACAGGATATCAAGATCCTTCATGTGCTGTGAATGCGACAACAAGCAGCAGTACTCCAACTGAAGTTTCAATTCAAGTTCTTGCTTCCAGAGTTCAAGCTTCGATTGCCGGAATCACATTCAATGTCACAATTCCCCAAAGCAACACATCAGCAAACACCACAACAACGCTGATGAATGAATTGACCAAGTACAAAGACATCAAATCATCATTCTTTGATTTCACATATCCTTCAGCAATAAGATTCAAAAACATCAATGCTGTTGGTTCGTGGAGCTTCACCGAAAATCAATTGTTGAGTCCATTTCAAACAGCAGTTAACCGTCTGCCAACTGTAGCAGTGAGTGCTGGAGCCAGTTTCCCTATTCAAATCAACACTGAGGGTTCAATTCCATCCACGATCACAATTCCCAATTGGTCTGTGAATGGTGAGAACACTGCTTTGTATCCACTCCCCACAATTGCAAACAACGTCACAGCAGACAATTTCAATGCATCAGGTCAAATCCAGACTCCACCTGAAGCAACACAACAACAAAATCCACCGCAATATCAGTTCAGGAATCCAGTCAGAAGCCAATATTACTTGAATGATTTGGATGATGCTGCAACAATGCCATCCAATATTACCAAGATCACAACATTGGATTTGAACTTTGATCAGTCTGGTGTAACCAAAACTCAAGTGTACAGAACAGATGAAGATGGATTTCCGGTTCAAGATATCACTCAAAAGTATGGATTTGCTTACAATGCTGCTGACATCACACAATTCATTGTTCAACCAGGTGATACTGTTGCTTCGCCTGTTTTGCTTTGTGATACTCCTGCAAATTTTTGGAAATTGATCGAACAGACAACGAAAGACTACTTGTATGACGATGAGACAGGATATCTTTTGGGCTACAACGTGACTGGTGTGAAATTGATGAGAGCGCAAACAGAAGGATCTGATTTGTTCACACAACAATATCTTATTGAACAAAATTCTGGATCTGGCAGCATAAGTGCAATTGATACAGCAACCAATGCAACGTATCAATTCAGTTTCATTCCAGTTGTGGGAGCGAAACGATATTTGCTTGCAGAACACAGAACATATTTCATTCAATTCGCCAATTCACAGCAGTACGTGAAAGTTTGCAACATGGATGGATCGAGTTCCTGGCAAATCAATCCAACGTATATTGAACCCATGTTTGTGTTGGCTGAAGCAGAAGAATATCAAGCGTTCATTTCGATGGAGAATCCACTGAACGTTGCTCGGAGTGAAAGTAGTGATACTAGTCAACCAGTCTATCCACCATTGACAGCAGGAGAAGAAACGTACAACACATCGACGATCAAGATCATGCCATCGAAGAACACAATCATGACAAATTTTGGTCTTCTTGATGATCAATTCACAGGAGATGATCGATACATCACTGTGACAAGAAATAGCACAGCACAAAATCCAGGATTCGGAAGTTTCACCATGCAAGAAAGTGAAAGCGAGACTTCTGGTATTCCTCCAGTTCAGACTTGCAAACCATCCAATCAACAATTGGTTCCGACAGCAACACAACCAACACAGAAACAATCAACAAACTACCAGTATGTTTTCTGGACATTGCCGTACAACGGTGCATTTCCAAGAAACAACGCTCCAACATTCGAAGCAGCACAAACAGTCACAGATGTCTACAATGGAATATTGAATCAGTTGAAAAATGATGATATCAGAAACACTTTGTCTTCAACTTGCACAGTGCCATTGAACTTGAGTATTCGCAGTGGTGACAAAATTCAAATCAATGTGAGAGGATCATTTTTTGATCGACGTGTGGTTTCTGCACAACACAACTTGCAAATTCAAGGACTTGATCACAATGGAAAAGCAGTTGTCACCAGTCCAGGAACATCACTCACAATGGGAATTGATCGTCCAATCAGTTTGAGTTACAAACGAGAATCAATTCCAAATCCACCAAGCAATACTGGTGCAACTCAATCATCTGTCACAATCACACAACAAGATTTTCAACTTGGTGGATTGTTGCCAGATCTCACAACTGGTCGTGGTACATAACATGGACGAATCATTGATGCAACTTTTGAGAACAGAATTGAAACTGCTTGTTTCCAGTGGGGTCACAGTCACACAAGATTCACAGAACTTCAATGTGACAATTCAAGGAACAACGATTCAGATTCCAATCATCAATAGCCAAAGAGTCAGAACAAATATATTGACGAACAGGTGATGTTCATGCAAATCAAATCACCAAATTCGCCGTGGTTCCATCATGAAAAACCTCGATAATAGGGAAACACCACAGTAACCTTAGTTGCCGTGGTGTTTCACCAAACTCCCTTTCGGGGTAATGTGAGCTTTGACAATGTTATGGGTC